ATCAAAGTCGTCACTACGACCAAAATGCGCGGTTCTAGCGGCACTGTGAAGGTGGGGCCGTCCACGGAAGTATTTGATACCGACGCCAACGGGCGCTCGGTGACAATGGCCAATGTCGCGTACTGGTGGGAGTTCGGGTTCAAGCTGCTTGGGCCGCCTTATCGCTCGCAGAAGGGCGGGCCAGTGATCCAGCACTTCGGCGCGCGGCCGTCCATGACGCCGGCCTACGAGAGTCAGAAGGGGCCGGGGCTGGCCGCCTTCGAGCAGGTCATTCGGGAGAATTTAGAGCAAGAAGTCGGATGAAAATTATAATTTCCTGCCAAAATTGCCTCGAATCATCTTACATCAGTATCCCAAGTGCCGATCATGATGTGATTTACTTGAAAGAGAAATATTTTCTTCACTGTGGTTTTTGTGGGGCTAATTGGTGGCTAACTTTAAAAGGCAAATGGGAAGCCATTGCCAGTAATAAAGAGATCGCTGAATTTGCACAGGCGGTCGATCAAAAATTATGACCTTGGAAGAAGTGATCGTCAATCAACTTCGAGCCTACGCGCCACTTACGGCGCTGGTCGGCACGCGCATCTATCCGTCGACGTACCCGCAAAACGCGACTCTGCCGGTGGTCATCTATCAGCAGACCTCACGCCTGCCGGAATACTCGCATGATGGGGCCTGCGGTGCGGAGGAGTCCAGGTTTCAAATCTCGTCGGTTGCGCCGAGTTATTCTATCGCACGCCAAACGGCCGACGCCATCCGCGGTGCTTTAAAACCGTGGGAAGATCACCAGGACGTGCAGAGCGGGATCACGATCGGCGGGGTTTTCATGGAAGACGAACTCCCTATCTACGCCGCCGCCGATGTCGAGAGTCAATCGACGCACCATATTTTAGGCGACTATCGTTTCCTATGGGGGAATTAACATGGCTGTTCGCGTGATGAATGAAGTTACTGAGATCCGCAACATGCAGAAAGTTTTGGCGCTTGCGCCGGTGGCCGGTTCACAAACGGATATTTTCGTTGCCCCTACTGCGACGGTGGATGGCGTAAAATTCCAAAATACCGGACGCGAAACAATCGTAATTCGCAATACCCATGCATCGAGCCCGTTTACCTGGACGCTGAAAAGCCAACCCGATGCGCTTAATCGGATCGGTGACATTGGACCTTATTCGTTAGCAGCTGGCGAGCAATCGACGCTTGCGATGAATCTCAGCGGCTTCACGGACGCTAATGGGGCCGTCACTATCATAATGTCCGATCTATCAGTCAAGGTCGCGATTAATCGCACAGCGAATCAGATCTAAGCAGGAGTTAAATCATGTCGACATACATGCTCGCGAAGGGGTCGAAGTTGTATCGAAAGAATCCGACCTCATCGGTTTATGAAGAAATCCCGCAATGCACCGTACTTACCGGGCCGCAAATCAAGCAGGATTTTGATGAGATAACCAATCACTCCAGCCCCGGCGGGTATAAAGAATACGCGGCGACCTTGCGCGATGGCGGCGAGCTGCCGTTAGAGGTGCTTTGGGATATCGTCAATATTCCGATCCATGTGGTCTTGTATGATGATGCGGTGGCCGAGCCTCTGCCAATCCGGTTATGGGGAGTAATCCTTCCCGGCGCATTACATGGATGGGGATTTCCCGGCTATCTGACTTCGCCGGCACCGAATCTGGATTTTACGAAGGCAATTAGGATGGGCGCGACGGTCAGGATCAGCGGCGCACCGACGCGGGTCACTACTGGAACGGCTGGGCTGCCGTAAATGAGGGCGGCATTAAATACAGATAAGGAAATTTGGCGGCAACGAGCGGATGATTATTATGCCGATAGTATTCACGTTACTCAAGCTGATGGCATAGGGCTTGACGTAGGTGGTCACGTTATTGTCGCGCAAATTAAACGATGGCATGAATTGGGCGAAAAATTCATGTGCGTTAATCCAAAATTGCCAAAATGGAAATATCATTTAGCTATGTGGTTACTTAAATGAGAGCAGGCGTCCAACCTATAGAAATCAATTTAGATAAGCCGCGCCATTTATTGCTGACGGTCGGCGGGCTCAAGGCGGCCGAGCGCGAGCTCAACAAGTCACGCGACCTGCAACCGCGCAAGGCGATCTTTCGCATCATGATGGAAGAGCTGCCGCAGGTCGAGCAGGGTGATGTCGGCATGGACTTCTGCGAGGCTATTCTCTGGGCCTCCATGCTGCACGAAGATCCGGACCTCTCGATCGATGCGGTCGGCCTGATGCCGTTCGATCTGCGCGACGTAATGCAATTGACCTTGCGCGTGATCACCGAAACCTACCTAAAGTTAGAGCCCAAAACAGAGGACACTCCCATTGAGGAAAAAAAAAATTTGATGAAACTCAATGGGACAGCGATCTCTGGTCCTTCGCCCGAATAGACCTCGGCCTTTCCTCTCAAGAATTCTGGGCGCTCACGCCGTTCGAGCTCCGTTTACTTTCCGAGCAGTGGATTGAACGCGAGAATCGTCAGGCGCGTCCCGTCGCGCTTTTGACCGCGGTGGTCGCCAATATGTTTAAGGGCTCCGGCGGCCAGGCCGTAGAGTTTGTCGATTTGCTGCCATTTCCGCCCGGCAATAAATATTTGAGCGAAGAAGAGTCCGAAATGTTCCTTGACCGTTTCTTTAACAAGGTGAGCGATGCGCAGTAATACGGCAACTGTGTTAAAGTCTGCGCTTATGACAATTATTTGCGCGAAGTGCAAAATTGCACAGGATAGTTCTGAGTTTTATAAAAATGGCAGAGGCTTCTGGACGCGAGAATGTAAAACATGCAAAGCAAAACGTTTCCGTAAATGGCGTGTAGACAATCAAGCACATGTAAGAGCGCAAGGGCGTAAACATGCTGCTGCATCGCGAGCAAGGCATCACGATGAATTACTAATCAAACGCCGTGAATATTATGCAAAGAATGCAGAAAAACTTCGGGAAGCTGCGCGACTATATTATTTGCGCTTTCCAGAAAAATGCCGTGAAAGTGTAAAAAAATCATATCTCAAAAATCCAGAAGCGCGCAGGGCATATTCAAAACAATGGAAATTAAAACATTTAGAAAGAGCTAATGAAAATCATCGCCGTTGGGTGAGTAATAATTCCAATAAAAAGAAACAATGGCACCGGCGATGGTATGAAAAACATAGTATTCATGTACAGGAAAAAAATAAGATTTGGCAAAAACAAAATCCTGAAAAAGCGAAATTAATAAGGGCAGGAATTAAAGGGCGGCGACGCGCTAGAATTAAAGCAAATGGATTTGAAAGATTTTCATTAAAAGAAATTCTCAACCGCGATGGCTATCGTTGTCATATCTGCACAAAACGAGTCTTACCAAAAGATTTGTCATTCGATCATTTAATCCCCATTTCTAAGGGCGGACCGCATACAAGGCAAAATGTCGCTGTTGCACATCTGAGTTGTAACAAAAAACGAGCGGCAGGCTTAATACCTGCTCAATTGAGGTTGATGTAATGGCTGGCAAAGGGACGGTGGGAAGCCTCCTCGTCGAGATGCGCGCCGATCTAAGCGGGTTGCGCATCGACGTTAAAGAAATGGAGAGGACCTTCCAAACGTCCTTCTCCAACATCCAATCTTCCGCTAGCAGTTTTGCAAGGATTCTCGGCGCATCCTTCAGCGCCGCAGCCATCATTAACTACGGCAAACAGGTCGTGGAACTCGGCGGGCAATTAAAAGATTTAACTCAACAGACCGGCCTGTCAGGGCAAACGCTGAGCGGGCTCAAATCGACTCTTGAAGAAAACGGCACGTCACTCGACGCCTTCGCCAAGGGCATATTCACACTTCAAAAAAATCTCGGCGGCATCAAGAATGAAAGCGACCCAGCAGCGCAAGCAGTAAAGGCGCTCGGTTTAAATCTCGACGAATTGCGCAAGGCGGATACCGAGACATTTCTAACGCTCGTCACCGATGCGCTAGGCAAAATAGATAATCCGATCAATCGAGCTGCGCTCGGGGCGCAATTGCTCGGCAAGAATTTCCGCGAGCTCGGGCCGGCGATCAATGAGATGGCGGGCCACTTAGCGGAGCTTAGAAAAGGCGGACTCAGCGATGATGATATCAACCGGCTCGATGAGTTCGGCGACTCGATAACGCGGCTTAACAATAAAATTAAGTTACTCGCCGCCGAGGGTTTAGCGACTCTCATCAGAGATTTAAGCAACGTCAAGTTCCTATTTCAACAAATGTTCAATAAGGACTCCGCCGTTGGCGCCATACTCGGCGGCGCTGCCGGGACCGCCGAAAGATCCAAAGTAGAAACGCCATTCGTCCCGCCAGTCGATACTGAAGCAATCAAAAAAATGGCTGATGCCATCAAGAAGGTTAAGGAGGACACCGAGAATTTTATTGATCGTCTGCAAAAAGAAA